AATCGACATGCTCCAGAAGGCGGGTCTTCTAGAGAATAATGAAATGTCTGCCCAACTTCTAGAGACAGAGCGTAAGCAAGAAATTCTCATGAGTATTCTAAAGGAAGTAACTTCCGAATGTAATCATTGCAAGATGGAGGTCGCTAAAAGATTATCAGAGGTTACGGGCAAGGTAGAACCAATTGATTGATTTTAGTGACTTTATAGAAGCACTTGACGATGACAAGTTTGAGGAAACTCCAGCCACGATAGAGGAGTTTGTTACTGACAAGAAGTACCTAGACTTGCCTCCTCTTTCAGAATATCAATACAAAGCCATTAAGTCTATGACGCAAATTTATGATAAAGACACCCTAACTAAGTGGCTTGGAGAAGAAGAAGGAATAAAAAGATGGAACCAGACATGCAAGGAAGTGATTCTTCAGATAGGGAAAGGCGGGGGGAAGGACTTTATCTCTACTATAGGGTGTGCCTATGTTGTCCACCTCTTATTGTGCCTTAATGATCCAGCAAAGTATTATGGAAAACCACCAGGCGATTCAATTGACATTATTAACATTGCTATTAACGCTGTTCAGGCGAATAGGGTTTTCTTTAAAGGATTTAAGCGCATCGTTGAAAAGTCTCCCTGGTTTCAGGGTAGATACATTCCAAAGGCTAATAGTGTTGAATTTGACAAAGAAATAACTGTTCACTCAGGACATTCAGAAGCAGAGTCGTGGGAGGGTTACAACGTACTCCTTGCCATCCTTGACGAAATCTCAGGATTTGAATTAGAGAATACTACAGGAAGGCAAAGTCCCAAAACATCTGCGGCTATCTATAAGATGTATAGAGCATCTGTCAACTCTCGCTTCCCAGACTTTGGGAAAGTTATCATGCTTTCCTTCCCAAGATTTAAGAATGACTTTATTCAACAAAAATACAATGACGCAGTAGCAGAAAAAGAAACTATAGTTAAGTCACATAGTTTTAAAATTGATCCAGACTTACCAGATGGACATGACGGTAATGAATTCACAATTGAGTGGGAAGAGGATCATATTATTTCCTACGCTCTTCCACATATATTTGCTCTTAAAAGACCTACCTGGGAGTTTAATCCAACAAGAAAAATTCAAGACTTCACCATTGCTTTCTATGACGACCCACTAGATTCTCTTATGCGATTTGCATGTATGCCACCAGAAGCAACAGATGCATTCTTTAAATCACGCGAAAAGATCGAAAAGGCTTTCAGTAATCCTAAGTTTGCAGTAGATAATAGTGGAAGATTTTCAGAATGGTTTAAGCCAGAAGAAGGCCGTCAGTATTTTTTACACGTTGACTTGGCCCAAAAGCATGATAATTGTGCTGTGGCTATGGCTCATGTTGAGGGCTATGTACAGATGAAGATTGCTGGCACAATGACAGAGGCAGCCCCTAGGGTTATCGTAGATGCTGTAAGATATTGGCAGCCAACATCAACTACTAGTGTGGATTTATCTGAGGTAAAAGATTATATAATTGATTTAAGAGAAAGAGGATTTAATCTAGGTGTAGTAACATTTGACCGATGGAACTCTCACGATATGATGCAGCAACTAAAGCATTATGGTATTAATACAGAACTATTATCAGTTGCTAAAAAGCACTATGAGGATATGGCTCTTCTTATAACAGAGGAAAGAGTCTATGGCCCAGAACTTAAATTACTAATAGATGAATTATTGCAATTAAGGATACGCGGTGACAAAGTTGACCACCCCAGAAAAGGCAGCAAGGACTTGGCTGATGCCGTATGTGGCGCGGTTTATAATGCGATTGCTCGCTCTAGAAGAGATGCGCTACAAGAAATTCAAGTCTATTCGTACGATATGCTTGAACAAGACAGCGAAGAAGAGTTAAAATTAAGGATGGGCAGGAAAAGAAACAGCGAACTTATTATCCCACCCGCTCTACAAAATGCTATTGACAGCATGGAAATAATTTAATATAGTAGTTGTTACGGGGCGGTGGCCAAGTTGGTGAAGGCGTCACTCTTATAAGGTGAAGATCGTGAGTTCAAGTCTCACCCGCCCTACGATTACAGATGGCATATCTTAGGATGGTGTAGTTACATACAAATATCCCGTTATAGCGAGTCTGCCGTTGAGTGCGTTGAATTCGTTTCTAGCGTCTTTCGTGCAAAAAGGATTCGTCGCCATCTGTAATCCCACGGGATGTGGCGCAGTTTGGTAGCGCACTTGGTTTGGGACCAAGGGGCCGGAGGTTCAAATCCTCTCATCCCGACATGGCATATATGTATTTAGTGTTAGTAGTAACAGTAATCCTACTGGGTATGGTTATTGTTCTATTTTTTAATGCCTATAAAAAGAATAAAGAAGTAAAATATTTAAAAGATATAATACTTGAAAAAGATACACAACTATCATACTATGAAATTGCTACAGATAAATATGATGAAAAAATTGTGAAATTAAATAAGGAATTGAAAAAGACTAGGGAAGATAACGTTGCCCTAGTTGAGAAGATTACTAAAATAAATTCACAATTTAAGAATGTAAAAGAATATTTAAATAAAAACTGATATAATTAGTATATGGAGGACTCCATGGAAACTGAAGTTCAGGAAGAAGTAAGAGTTCTTACCAAGATGGACATGTGTGATGCTCCTAAGTGTCCCGCCCAGGCTTGGGTAATAGCAAAGTTTGTTACAGGAGAATTGTACTTCTGTGGACACCACTTTGATAAATATGAAGTTAGTATTATTCGTGACGCTTACGATATTGTAGATGAAAGAGAATTTATCAATGCTAAATCAGAATCTTCTGCTTAGTAAAAAAGATAAAATAAAACTTGTTAAAGAGCGTGACGGATTTACATGTGCCATATGCTTTAAGGATTTTAAGACAAATTCTGACGTAACATTAGATCATTGGATTCCCCGATCAGCGGGAGGATCAGAAGATGTATCTAATTTAAGACTTGCTCATAAAAAATGTAACGCATGGAAAAGCGATAGGATACCTAATGAAGATGGATCGATTCCTCCGCGCCCTCCAAGGGCTAATTATCAAGATAGAAGGCGGAGAAAGCAAGAAATACTAGAAAGCCTTTGTACGGATTGCTATGACGGTAGACTGCTATTGCAGGAAGAAACATGTCCGTACTGTGGCTCCTTAGCGGGTCCAGAAGATTGGCCCCATTGGGCAAAAAAGCCAGCAAATAAGTGTGATCATACCCCGCCAGAATGGTGCTGGGCATGTTCTATAGGAATAGTTGACCGAAAACCAGTATTTCTGATACTATTAGAAGGTAAATAGTTAGTCCCTGATGGTGTAATGGTAGCACAAATGACTTTGGATCATTTAGTTTTAGTTCGAATCTAGATCGGGGAGCGGGAGGATATTATGCCTTGGAAAGTACAAAGAAACTTTGGCGATTGCAATGGATATGCAGTAGTCAAAGAAGGAACAAATGAAATTGAGGGTTGTCATGCAACTCGCGCAGAAGCAGTAGCACAGCAACGTGCGCTATATGCTTCTGAAAATAAGTCAGACTCCGTGTGGGACGGCGCATTTATTGAAAAGGGATACAATTGACACGCGATAAGGTAATTGAAAAACTTAAGGCAAAGAAGATGAAAAACTCAGCATCTTCTACTGAGATTAGTTCTTTTATTGCAGGATGGAATCAGGCAATTAAAGAGGCGATTGATCTTTTAGAAAAAGATTAATCTCCCGCGAGTGTGGTGTAGAGGTAACACATCTGCCTTCCAAGCAGTTATCGCCAGTTCGATTCTGGTCACTCGCTCTCTATGAATGAATTACAATATTCAGTAGTTAAATATGATAATTATTTAACATATGCTGTCTGGACTCCAGAAGAAGAAGATGACGATTATTCATATGGACCTGGGGCAGAGATATCAGTATTATATCCAATTATTGAATATATTTATCCACATGATTTTCCTAGTGATAAAGGGTGGGATAAGTTATATAAATCAAAAAACTTTAAAAACCAGCGCGGTGAAATAAAAGGCCAAGGTCCAGACGACAATGGAACACTACCACTATTTAATATACACTATTCTTTACCTATAATATTTAGAGCATACTCACATAAAGACTACAGGGCTTTGTTTACTATATTGATGGCGTTGGCTTTAGTAGATAGCAAGAATATGTTCGGTACAGAGGGAATAGCATCCTGGGATCTTACTCCAGAAATGTTGAACTTCTTAGAGCGTACTGATAGGCTATGGGGAAGTCGTAGTGCAGAAGTCCATATGAAATCTAAATTATCAGAAGTATATAATGAAGATAAATGGATTGTTAAATTAGAAAAAAATAGAGTTAATCCAATTGATAAAAATATAGTTATGCAATCTAAAGTAGAATTTAAAGTAAGAATCTTTTACAAGAAATACGCCAATAAAGTATTATTAGAACATAAGCAATTAGAACTAGTCTCGCCCCAGTAACTCAGAGGATAGAGTGTCGGACTTCTAATCCGTTGGTCGCAGGTTCGAATCCTGCCTGGGGCGCGTGGAACCAACCTTAGTACAGTTACTCTCTGAAGACGAGATTCAAGAGTACCTCACCAGGCTTACGTCTTTGCGGAGCGAGTGGAGAACTCACCGTGATGAAAGTTTGTCTATGCCATACTACCTACTAGGTGCGGCGTCGTATCTTGATGCTAAGGAGAACACAAAGGCTTATTATAAAATAAAGAACTACTATAATAGAATTCTTTTAGAAAACTTTTCGGATCTATATGATAAAGTTTTAAGTTGTATAGAGGAATA